CTGGATGCGCTGCCAGTGACCTGCGCCTCGTTCATTCCCTTCTGGCTCAAAGGCTCGCGGGCGTAGGCCGTCACGTCCATGGGATCGCCGTGGCCGTCCTCGAAGAACAGGCGGCACGTGGCCTCGACGTAGTAGCGCTCGCCGATCTGCACGATGCTGTCGTTGAGCGTGAAGGCTATGCCCGCCTCCTTGCACGGCTCCTTGAGCGCCGCCACGATGTCCTCCATCGAGCGGTAGTAGAAGTTGCCGTGGGCGTTGTAGCGTGCTTTAGGCACAACTACGGATCGCTGCACCTGGGCCACGGCCTCGGCCAGCGTCATGTGCTCGTCTTCTGCCATCGTCTACTCCATCCTCGCCGCCACCTGGGCTGGCGTGCCCCGGCGGATGCTTCCAGTGATTCCCTGCGCCTTGAGTACGGATGCGAGCGCCTGCATCTGCCATCGCGTGGCGCTCGGCACCTCGACCGTCCACGCCTCCAAAGGCTCCGCGACCGGTGCTGGCATGGGTGCCGGCATGGGGGCGGGCATTGGCGCTGGCGCGGGCATCGGCTCAGGCTCGGGGATCTCGACCGGCTCAGGCTCTGGTTCCGGCATCGGTTCCGGTTCGGGTTCTGGCGCCATGGCCGCCTTCAACTCGGCGATGCGCTGGTCTTCCTCGTCGGCCAAACGCGCCGCGTTCAAGGCGGCTCCGAGGTCGAGCGTGCGGAAGAATTCGCGCTCCGCGTCGGCGTAGTGCGGCATCGCCTCCTGCTGGGCCTTGAGCGTTTCCCAGTCCCGGGCCACGTCGGACACCTTTGCCTCAAGCGCCTGCTGCGCCTTGATCTCGCCGAAGGTCTTGTTGAGCCACTGCGGCTCATGCAGGCGCTCGTAGGGGACGACCGGCGCGAGCAGTCCCGCGAACTCCTCGTAGTGCTGCTGTAGGCGTGAGTAGAGCGCGTCCTTGCGCGTCTGCTCGGCCTCGTCAAGCTGCGCCTTGATGGCGTCGGTTGATTCGTCGATGATGGCCGTGATCTGCTTGCAGCGCTTCTCGAAAGCGTCGAGCGGCTTGCTGTACTCGCGCTTCACGGCCTTGCGGCGCTCGTCGATCTCCTTCTTGAGGCCGTTGAGGTAGCTGCGGTCGTGCTTGGCCTCTGCGATGTTCTCCTTCTTGGTGAGGTCGTAGGTCGCGCCATCATAGGCCTCGACGGTCTTGCGCACGTGGGCTTCGAGCGCGTCGAAGTTCGCCTCGATGACGGACGGCTTGTAGGACACGGTCAGGCTCGATGCGTCCTGCTCCTCGATGACCTCGGCCACAACGTTCTCGGCTTCGTTACTCATCCCAGACCTCCCCGGTCTCGTCGTCGAACTCGATGGTCTTCTGCTCGCTCTCCACGGTCAGGATCACGTAGCCGCCCGTCTTCTTCATCAGGGGGAAGGCGTTCTCGCTGTCCATTCGGACGGAGAACTGCAAGACCGCCTCGTCGCCCTTGATGGTCGATTGCTTGAACATGGCGCGTGCGCTTACCGGTTGCGTTGTGATCAGCGCCACGGCTAGTCCTCCTTCTTCACGCCGAAGATGATGCTCATGACGTGCTTGGCGGCCTGCTCGGCCTCTTTGCGGCGCGCCTGCTCCACAAGCTCCCGGTTGGTGTTCTCGTTGACGACCTGGTAGCCCTTGGCGCGCACGTCCTCGGGGTAGCTTTCAAGCGCGGCCTCGGCCAGGGCGATCATGGCCCACCAAGCGCCCGCGTCCCTCTCGTCGGCCTCGGCCTCGCCGCCCGCCACCATGAGGGCGTTCACGGCGATGCAGCTGGTGAGGTCGATAAGCGTCTCGATGCTGTCGGTGCGGCTCATGCCGTCGTTCACGTTGTTCTCGAAGTGCTTCATTTCTTCTCCTTCACGTACTCCTCGACGAAGTACTCGATGTAGATGCTGATAAACGGTTGCGTCCCGTGGCAGGGCCTCGGGCGCTTGTCCACGGTGCAGGTGATCACCTGCTGGTCGTCCTTGAAGGCAAGGCCGTTGAGCGAGTCGCAGACGAGCTTGCCCACGTTGTCCCAGTCGGGCTTTCCCATGTCGGAGCGCCCTTCCCAATACTTGGGGTTGCTCTTAGCGAGCGGTCGGTAGGTGGATATGCGCATCCTCACGGGGCCGTCGTGCCCGGCGAAGGTCTCGCCGTATTCGGCCCGCCACGCGTCGCGCACCTCCTTCTCGGCCTTCAGGGTCTTGGTGGGGGTGTAGGTGCGGTGGTTGCGGTAATCGGTGCGGGGGCGCTGCTTGCCCACGACCTCGCGAACCGGAACCACGACCCGCGCCGTCGCCGCCAGCGTTTGAACCCAGCTCATTCGCTGAAACCGTCCGACTGGCTGCGGTGCTTGTTGAAAGCGCCCTTCAGCTGCGGGTAGCGGGCCTCCATGATGCGGGCCAGGCTCGGGGCGATGCCGTTCTTGCAGGCCACGTGCAGCTCGTTGCGCACCATGTTCACCAGGTAGTTGA